GTAGGTCAGCAGACTGACGTGGGTGTAGGTATGCAGCATATAGCTCGCCAATGCGAGGCAATGCCTTGTTTGAGCGAAGCTGTGTTACAGCCTCACGGATGTCAGCAACAGAGATAGTCATTGTTGAAGTGATACCTGTACGCTGTGTTGCAGTTCCTGCGTAGATGACGTTTGAGCCACCTGTGAGAACTGAAGCAACGATAGAGTCAATAGAATCTGCAGCATTGTAAGCAATGATGTCAGCTAGTGCTGAATCTACGTCGTTGAATGAAGTTAGTGATAACTTCTTTGTTGTGGTTACGGCTGAACCGTATTCCTGTAGTGTCACAGTTACCTGTGATGGGTTGCCAAGAGCAATTGAAGATACATCAGATGTTTCAGTTAGTGTAGATGTTGCTGCACTAAGGTCTGAATAGATTGAGAATACAACTGATGATCCTGGCATTGCTTGCTGAACTGGCTTTACATCAGCAATCGCACGCATTACTGGAATGGAGCGAAGTGCCATACGAACGTACTGATCGTACGCTGTTTGGACGAGGTTCGAAATAGAACTGACAGTGGTAGGGTTACCGGCTGGAGTTGCCATTTGTTCACCTTCCTTTCGTTTTTGTTAGGATCGAGTGTTAGAGTCCAGATGTTCTAATGACTTCATCTAGCTCTTCTTTGGTGTGTGCATTCATCAGACGACGCATCACATCTTCTGTTGGCTCAGGCGAAGCCGCCTGGTCAACTGTGTTTGTCATCTTCTGGTATGCAGCAGCCTGAGCTGGATCTACATTAGGTGTCTGGTTTTGCTGGACAAGTTCTAGTCCGAATACATCGGCATAGTTTGTCAGCCAATTAGATACAGACTCTTCAGTTGGGTCTATATCCTGTGGGATAAACGCAGCGATTTTCTGATTTACCCCGCGACGTTCGAGGGCATCTTTGATTGTTCGTTCTCTTTGCGCTTTAGATAAGGATTCAAACTGTGCCTTTAGATCGGCTAGTTCTTTTTCCTTTTGCTTATTTGTTTTACGCAGTTGTTTGACGAGATCATTACCCAAATCGTTTAGATCTGAGTCGTCGTCCTCGTAGTCGTAATTGGACATAGTGGTCCTTCTCCCTATTAGTTGTTAGCGCAGACCTCATATAAGTTTGGGGTTCCTCATATGGCTTCTACTACTGGTCTTGTTATCACTCCATTGGGCCAGTCGTTCCAATGGCAGGCTTTGTTTGTTTAGAAAGCGCCAGCTCTATCTCTCGATAGTGCGCCTTGTGTCATTCCGGATTGACCAGAAAACGCTGAAGTCTCAAGTGCTGATAACTTCTCACGCTTCTTCTTAGCCTCTGCAGATCCACCCAGTCCAAAGACTTCAGTCTCTGCAGTTGCCTGTGTATATGGGTCTTCTCCGTAGATTGCTGCTAGTTGTCCACCACGTGGTGCGATACCTGCAACAGTCTCGAATCCTTGTTGTGCCTGTTCCTTAGTAACGCCGTATCTAGCAAGTTCTTCAGCACGGGCAACGCCTGTACCTAGTCCCTGAGCCATAGCAGCACCACCGATTTCAGCTGCAGTTACCTTGCGCTTAATCTGCTCTAGTCCCTGTGTTGGATCTAGTGTGTAAGCCAAGATGTCACCGTTAGTAATATCTGGGTAGAACTGCTTAAGTGCATTTGCAACTTCTGGGTTAGCATTGATGACACGCTTTTGCGCTGTCATAATACGCTCTTCTAGTTCAGGTGCAGATACATCTCCTGCTATGAACTTCTCAAACCCTACCTGCTTACCTGTAGAATCCTTTGTGTAGTAAGAGGCAGGTAGCCCATAGTTACGCATAATGTTCTGGTATTGGTCCTCAAGATCAATGTACTCAGCAGGTGATAGAGCACGAAGACCTGCAGCAATACGAGCATCGTTTGCAGCAAAGCGGGTCTTGTATGCCTTGTTATACTTTGGGTCATTCATTAGTCTTAGAGTCATCTCATCTGATGACATTCCTTCTACAATTAACTCTTCTAACGGAGAAACCAAATCTCCTATACCCAATCCAGTCATTTGAAGTTTTAAGAAATCAAAGGCAGATTGACCACGTGCTTTTTTATCTGCAAGAATTGCTGCAGCTTCTGCTGCTTTATCTGCAGCCTTAGTACCTTTTCTACGTACAGCTTCTGTATTGTCGTCGTAGACATCAATGATGTCACCAGTATCTGGGTCAGTAAAGGTTGAGATAACTTTCTTACGAACAGGTGCTTCAGTAGTTGGAACTATTGGCGCTTCAGTGGTTGGGACTACAGGTGCGGGTGTAGTAGCAATTGTTGTTGATAGTGGTGGTAGTCCCAGTCGTGCTCTAGCTCTATCTCTTTCGTCTACCATTTTTACCCCTGGAATCCAAAGTCACGAAGGACTTTAAGCGCTATACTAGATACTTCTTCTTTGGCTTGATTTGTGTACTGCCAACGAGAATCCTTACGTAATGCTCTCTTAAACTCAGATATATTCATATCGCCTTTGTCGTTAATTGCTATACCTAACGATGGGTCGTTAAGATCAATTTCATCTGCGTTCAGTTCTAACACATTAGCCATTGTTTGACGGTATGGTGAGTACACCTGATCTAAGTTATAGCCTTGACCTAGAAGGTCACGCACATACTGTGGACGGCCTTGGGCTGCTAGTTTTCTAGCATCTTGAGCAATACGGTTAGCATCAATTCTTCCGGTAGCAATACCCTGAAGTACTTGTTGCTCTGTTTGCCCACCTGGAACAATGTCACTTATCTTGAATCCATTAGCACGAGCAACTGATTGCAACTCCTGATAGTCCTTAAGAGCTTGTCCTGAGTATCCAAGTGTAGGTTGACCAGCGATAGTAGAACCGATTGGTCGAATAGCAGCAGCAATAAAGTCTGTTGTCATTGCATCATCAATACCTACATTTGTAATGTACATATTCTCAGCAGCCTTGCGTAATGCTGCTGGATCTGATGCGATACCTGAACCCATAGCACGAGCCTTGTCAGCAATCTGACGCTCAAGGGTAGTAATCTGCTTTTCGTAGTCAGTAGTTCCCTGTGCTTGACCGGTCTTTACTAGGTCTTGGTAGTTATACAATTGAACATAGCGAGCCTTGATTTCTGCTGAGTTCTTGCGGAACCAGACATCATCACGGATGGCTTTGCGTAGTTTATCTGGAGTCCAGTCTTCTGCTACGTAACGCTCAAGGATTCGCTTAAGGCTATCTACATTGTTAAAGATAGTTTCAGGTAGGGCAAAGTCCTGTCCTGCTGCTACGTTCAACGCTTCTTCGCGTTGCTGTGCATCAGTTACTACAGGTGCCTTAGTTGTAGGTACACCTGGTGCTTTAGTTGTAGGAACGCCAGGCTTAGGAGTTGTAGGTGTCTCAGCCTTAAAGCCAGTTTGGAAACCCAATGCTGGAGTCTTAGGCAAAACGGATGAAGGCATCCCTTGACGTGCAGCATCTGGTCCCGAAATAGGTTGGGCATTGGTCTGCAAAGAAGCAAGAGTTGAGTTCTTTTCCTGAATAATAGTATCTACTTCAGTAGTAGGTTTACCTAGTTTAGCAAGAAGATTCTTACGTTGCTCTAAACGATCAAGATCAAACCTGATAGTTTCAGCAACCTTTGCTTCAGCTTCTGCTTTCTTAATCTTACCCTCACGAATTTGGGTTTCGACAAAGGCTTGTTCAGTAGCAGCAAGTTCGTCCTGAGTTTTCTTAAACTCTGCAATATAGCGATTTCTTTCAGCTTCACCTATATTAGTAGCAGATGCCATTCTTTCTGTAAGACTTAACTTTGTAGTTATTAAGTTCTTTTTCTTTTCTAACTGGTCAGAGGTTAATGCCTTTTTAGCTTTGCTAGGTTCAGGTAGTTTGTCTCCAAGATTATAGAACTTACCGTCCTTCTCAAAACCAACAGTGTTTCCGCTTCTATCAAAAACAACATCAACAAAACCAAATGGGATTGTTTTGTCCACGCCAAAGTTAAATACCTGGCTTACATATGTTCCTTTAGGACGTGCCATTAGCGTAGCCCTCCAAGTTCCTGCATCATAATTGCATAAGCATCTGTAGCGCGGTTAGTCTTTGCCTCGGCAGTAGCACCGATCTGTTCGGTAAGAAACTGTTGTTCGTCTACTCCACCACGTGTAGATGAGAAGCCCTTGCCAGCAGTTGTAACCGATGGCTGCTTCTTCTGTTGCTCGTTAACGAGTCGGGTGTACTTAGACCTTTCAGCCTTAGTAAGTTTACGTCCCAGTAAATCTTCAGCAACTGTATCTAGCAACTTAGCTGTCTGTGATGGGCTAGTTACATAGGTTGATACTGTGGTCTTAGGTGCTCCAGTGCCTTCATCGGCACCTTCTGCAGCTCGTTGCTGTAGATAGTCAGTTACTGATATAGGAGTTTGACCAAACTTTTCTTGGAAACTTCTTTGTGCCTTAAGCGCTACGCCTAGTTCAACAAGTCCTGTGTACAGCTTAACATCAAACTTGCCAGTTACTTTACCCTTATACAAACCAGCATCTTTAAGTTGCTGAGCAATAACTGCACGTGTTGGCTCAGAGGCCCTATTCATTACTTGAATAAAGTTTTCAATTGTATCTGGCTCAGCCACTTGTATCTCCTAATAGTGAGGCGAATAATGTGTTATAGGCACTCATAGTATTTTCATTTGCCTTGGAAAGTTCACGCATCTTGACGATTGTGTCTTCCTTAAGGAATGTTGTGAGTTTGGTTCCACCTGATACTGATGAGAATAAGTCCTTATCTGACTTGTATCCATCATACAGATCAAGCATCTTCTTTAGTTGTTCCTGAACTGGACCACGTACAGTGACTGACTTGTCATTGAGCATATCGCGCAAGTCATTGATAGCACGGATACGTTCAACAGCCTTCTTACCGCCTTCTGCCAGTTCTTCTTGAACTAATGGACGACCAGCCTTAAAGACCTTTGCCCACTCCTGGAACTCATCACGTGCCATAGAGCGCTCAATATCTGTAAAACTTTCTTCAAGTTTAGTCTCGTATTCGTTCTTCTTTGCATAGTACTGCTGAAGATCTGCTGCTGTCTGGACTTCTTTTAGGAAGTCATCTACACGCTTGTTGTACTTAAGACCCATATCCTTCATAGTCTTGTAAGCATCCCAAGAGAAGCCTGACTTGTGAGGAATCAAGAACGCTGCACCCTGTGGGTAGCGTTCAAATAGGTCCTTGTTCTCATCTACGAAAACGCCGGATTCTTCTGCATACTTGATAATAGCAACAGTCTTCTTCTCAGACTCAGGTACTGTAAATGGAATCTGGTTAGGAAATAACTCAACCCACTTAGCCATAGCTGCGTCGTAATCTCCAGGATACTTATCAAGTAGATTATTCCAAGCCTGCTTAAAGTTAGCGCTTCCATTGTCCTTAACCCAAGTAGCCATTTCAGCCTTAAGTTGAACCTGTGGGGATGCTGGTGCAAAGAAACCAAAGACAAAGCGTGTACCTAGGATACCAAGAACTGTGTTCTTAATGCGCTGACGGTACTCTTCTTGCTCCTGAATTGACGGAGGAATTACATTCCCTAAGTCATCATAAGTAACCTTAAGACCGTGACCTGCAGCTTCTAGGTATGTAACTGCCTTACGCCAAGCACTAGCGTACTGTGAATCACGCTCATCTGTATCCATTGATTGATATAAACGGTTAATGTGTGCTGGCAAGAATGCTGATACGAATGATTGATCCACAGCGTACTTCCCAAGACCATACTGAGTAATAGTATCTGCAGCAGCTGGTGCTCCGAATACATCTACTAAATTAGTAAGTACCTTAATAGATACTCCAGCAAGTGGACCGTTAAATGTAGGAATCAATGAGTCTTGATTCAAAGATGGAGTAAGCATCTTAACCTGAGATCCAAATTGGATAGGCAAAGGTGTCTTAAACTCTGGCGCAATACCAAGACCTGCCATTGCAGTTTGCACTGCACGATACATTGGCTCTACACCTGGGTAGACAAAGTACTTCTCGCCTTGGTCATCCTCTTGGATGAAACCATTGTGGCTGATTCCATCATATGTAAGAGCTGCCTTGCGGATAGATGCAGGGTTATATCGAACCATACGATATGCACGGCGATAGAAGTCCTCAGTTGCACGATAGAAACGAGAGAAGTTACGCGCTCCGAATGCTAACTGTGTACGAACCAATGGGTTATCCACATACTGAAGGACTTGGTTAACAGCACGCTCTTCAACAATCTCAGCAAACTGGCGCTTAGCGCGTTCTGTTGCTTCTGCTATCTTCTTAGCGTCTGTAGGGTCAACCTTGCTTACGACTGATTGAATATAAGCATCTTCCATACCGGACTTCTTCATTGACTTACGAAGAGATACGATCTCGTTAAAGACAATAGGCTCACGTGATAGACGTGCGTTAGCCATACCAAGCCACTTCCAGCCATTGGTCATAAGAGAGGCTGCGTTGTTACCTGAATCAGAGATAGGAACTAGGTTAGGTCCAACTGCATATTCAGGTACATCGTCCATCATCTTTGGTAGGTCATCTAAACCTAACTGACCTGAGATACCCCAATTGCCAGTTGCTTCGTCAAAGTAACGAATTTTGTTTAATAGTTCTTTGTTAATCTCTTTAAGTCCATCTTTACCAATGCGACGTGTCTCAAAGATTTCACGAGCACGAGCATAGATAATCTCAGCGTGCTCTTGGTTAGTTACACCACGTGCCTCAAGCTGAGCCAACTTGCGGAACTGCTCGTTGTTGTCCATATATTCCAACAGCTTTGAGATAGCAATATCCTTGCGATCAAGGTTTGCTACAGCAATAGCGCCTACTTCGTCGTTAGAGTAGTAGCCAATACGCATTAACCAGGTAAGCATTGATGCTTCATTCTCTGGTCCGATTGGTACGTTGGTGTAACCGGCTTCTCCTCGTGCTCGTGAGTACTTCTGAGCCTTTGGATCTTGAATAATAAGTTTCTCGCTACGTACACCGTGTGACTTAGTGAACAATGTAGCTGTTGTGATGTAGTCAGCACCTGTTGATGCGAAGTTAAAGCCACCTTCTGAGATAAGTGATACGGAGTTTTCAAGGTTTCCGTACATCAAGTGCTCAGCAAGGATCTCTGCCTCATCCTCGAACATAGGCTTCATACCTAATGTCTCACGGTAGCGGTTAATGCGACCAGATGTAAGGGCAGTTGCCATAATACGACGTGTATCTTCTACAACATTGCGTGATGACACCTTACTTAGTTGCTCAATCTCGCTTCTAAGTAGAGTTTTTGTAGCATCATCTGTTGCTTGCTCAAGTTCTGTAGCCTTGGTCTTCATCAGATTGCGTGCTTCTACAATATCTGTGTCAATTTTAGCAATTTGTGTTTCGTACTTAGCTGCTTCTTTCTTGTTAAGAAAGCGCATTACAGAACCCAGTGGGCTTTCTGTAAAGTTACCTGTCTTACGAGCTGCTTCAAAGGCTGTGTTGATACGTGTTGATAGGTACTTGTTCTTTGCCAGTCCCCAAGGTGAGCCACCGATAGCAAGATGGACCATAAGGTCTTCTGTTGCGTTACGAATAGCATAACGAGGTCCAGCAAGAGTAGCAAATGACCAGTATCCAGTCATCTTATCTACCCACTCTTTGTTGGCAACGCCAAGAGCGCGGTTAATAAAGCCAGAACGTACCGCTGCGCGGTCAATATCTACAAGACTTGGAGCAGATACAGATGTGTTGAAGTCAGACATAATGGCTCCAACGCCTTCGTCCTTGTCTCCTACACGAGATACTGCAAACTTAGCATCGCCCTTGCCTGTAAGGCGACGAACAATGATCTGACCTGCTTCAGTGGTGTTAAGTCCACGGATTTCAGCAATGTTAGTCCACAAGCCGTAGAACATTTCTTTACGCTTGCCGATATCTGTTATCGCTTCAAAGGTTTCACCAATCATCTTGGCATCTTGCTTAGTAAATACAAGACGAGCCAGACGGTACATCTGCAATGAGGCATCTGCTGCTTCTACATCGAATGAATCATTCTTGAACATAGGAGCGATATTAAACTTTGCCTTGAACTTATCTAGGCGAGCACCTACTGCAGCACTTGATAGGCGCAGTGTTCCTTTGCCACCAGTTCCTTTGACAAGAGGAACAATCTGTTCTTGTCCTTCAATGAGTGCTTTAGAGACACCATCTGTTGTTGGCAAGTCTCCGAACATACTTCCGATAAAGCTAGGTGCAATTCTGTCTACATTAAATACACGGTCTGCTGTAGTCATAGCGTTGATACGTGTCTGACGTGCTAAGTCAAGGCGTGGAATGATGACTCGCTTGCGTCCTACTGAACCTGCTAGGACTGCTACTGCCTCTTCTGTGTTCTCAAAGAATGCTTTAGCAGATGTTGAGTTAGTTATCTGGTTCTTCTGGAAAGCACGGATAACTTCTGGACCATATTCAGGTGCAAGGATCTCAAGCTCACGCTTGATGGCTGCTGCCTCTTTAGGAGAACGAGCCTGTGCCTTGGTGTAACGGTCTAGTGTTGCACCGTAGGTATCCCAGAAAGATGCAACCTTTGGATTAGCAAAAGTTTCTACAACCTTCTTGCCACCTGTAACTGCCTCTAGTGAGTACTTGCCCACAACATACATTGAACGCACCTTAGATGCTGCAACGAGTGGGTCCACAAAGAATCTAAATGCTGTATCTACAACACCTGATGTAAGGCCATAGACAAGACCGTTCTTCTCAAGTGCTTCGGGAAGGATAGCGTTAGCAAGTTGGCGACCTGGTGAGAACTTAGCCTTATCTACAACACCTAGAATCTCGTTGAATAGGCTTCGTTCCTTTTCAATATCTGTAACACCAGGGATAGCAGTATTCTTAGGATCGGCAAGCATAATGTACTTGAGTTGTTCAGGTGTAGCAGATGCTGCAATATCAGCAAGGCTTTCCTTGGACTTGATACGCATAGCAATATCTACTGCATCTTGACCATAAAGGCTCTTGGCCTTTTCAATACGGCCTTCGTTGAATACTTTGTCACCCTTGTCGTTTGCTTTATCCCAAGCAAAACCAAGTTCGCCTTGTGATAATGGAATAGCAAGAGCACGGTAAGTACGAGTAGTTGCATCAGCAACTTCAATAAGACCCTTGAATGCTAAAGTTAAAGGATTGTAGTGGAACGCTGTAGATAGCCAGCCTTTGCTTGGCTTTTCAATAGGATCTTCCGTACCAAACGTCTTAACTAAATCCTGACGTTGGTCAATTGGCATCTGTTGTGCTGCTTTTTGCGCTACATCAGATGGAAGGCTAAGTAGTTCCTTGTGCTTAGCTACCTTCTTAGAAAGAATATCAATCTCACGTTTTTGCTCTGGCGTTAAACCAGCAGCATAGGCGGCTGCTTTTAGATTATCAGCCATTAGTTACCTCGTGATAGTGCTTCTTGGTACAAGACTGCAATTTCACCAGTAGTATCGTATGGCAACATAGCAGCTAATGTGTCTGAAAGTTTAGTAATTGACTTGTTCATCATTAAAGCCTCTGATCCAGCACCTGGACCACGGTTGATACCTGTGGTGATGGGTTCATCTGGACGTTGTGATGGTGCAAATAATGGAGTTACTGGAGCAGGTGCTACAGATGGCGCAGATGATGCTGTGGCGCTTGCTGTAGTAGCAAGTGGTGCTCCTGATTTAATAGCTGCAGTCTCGACACCTTCGCCGTAGTAGGCTGAAGGTAGGTCTGTGCGCTTTGAAAATTTACCAGGACCTGAAGCACCGGCAAGTGGACCTCTAGCCATCTGTTTCCTCCTGAATTGTCTCTAAGTCTTGGGCCATATTTTCCCAAGCCTGCATTGTCTTTGACTTTTGATTAGCGTGATAAACTGAAATTTCTAATATCTCTTCTGTAAACGAGTGGAATGTCGAGGCTAGATTGTGTAGCAAGCCTGCAAATATCACTCCAAAGTCAGAGCGACGTACTGGACGAGGTATAAATTCTTCTTCATTTCTCATCCAGCACGCCTCCCATTTGAATTATTACTTACTACCCTTACGTACTTTTACAGCTGTACCCTTACGAGCTGCTGCGACCATACCAAAAAATACTTTACCGCCTGATGGCTTTGAAGTATCCTTCTTGCCCTCTACTGGCTTAGCCATTGGAGCCTTTGCGAATGTTCCTTTTTTCATTTTACACCTCCTCCTATGCTGCGCCTGTGATGGATGCAAGTAAACCTGCAATGTCGGGACGTTGAGCTGGACCAGCAGCAGGGGCCATACCGCCTTGTTCTTGTGGAGGTAACTGCGAGGCATTGGCGGGGGCCGCACCTGCTGCTGGAATCATTTGTTCTGCACCAGGCATTGGTGCTGGTTGTGGTTCAGGTGCGAAGACCTTTTCAATAACAGACTCTAGTGAGAGTCCTTTTTGACGACCTTGGATAACACCTGCGATGCGGTTAACAATTTGACTTGGATCTTGTCCTTGCGCCGCCAGAGCCGGAATTGCCTGAGCATACTGAGCCACAGCAAGGCGCAAAGAATCGCGCATCTCTTCAATGTCAACACGTTGCTCCTCTTGGGTAACATTAAGTTCCATAGGAATCTCACGACGTACATAGTCACGTGATACGAGCTTGTCTGAACGCATTTGTAGTAATGCGATGATGGCACGGTTAGGATCCATACCTGACATAATGCCGTAACGTACATCTACGCCGTACTCACCCTTGATATCACGTGATGGGATGTACTTCATTGAGTAAGGAGTACCGTCATCAACGCCACGAATCTCCTTGGTCATAGAACCAAAGACTCTTTCGTCAATCTCAAAGCAAAGAGATACTAGGTCTGTAAACAAACGAGCAAACTGTGCTTGTGCTGCACGGATCTGTGTATCAAATCCTGCTTGTAGGGCTTGTACACCGCGACCTGTAATAACAGATGCGCTGATATCACCTGAACGAGTCTCAGGGTAACGAGCACCCATACGTAGTTCACGCTCTAGGACACCAGACTCAGTGAAGACTCCAGGTGGAAGTTCTAGTGGTACACGACGGATACCTTGTGGGTTAGCAGAACGCATAATTGAGTCTGGACCAAGTGCCAACTCCTGCACATCTTGTGGAATAGCAATAGGTGCTTGGATAGACTTCTCTGCTGCTTGGATCTGCAGTACTGCAAAGCGAGCACGTGCGAGCTGAACTGATAGAACATCATCAAACTGACCACGTGCTTCACCATCTAAGGATGAGCGCATAGCAACTGATGCTAAACACTTACCAGTTATGTTAGGTAGGTTAGCAAGGACTAGGTTGTCACGCTCTGGGATGAAGATTAAATCCTGATCCTTGTCGTGGTAGCGCACTACAGATAGGTTAGGTGAGCCTTGTCCGAAGTTATTACGTGGCAAAATCTGTGGTGCAAACTCTGGGTACTGTGCTGCAAGGGATTCTGCATCCATTACAACTACCTGAGATAGCGAAATGGTGCGACCAAAGCGGTCAATCTCAGGATAGACACCAAATGGGTTGAGCAAACGGATACGTGGAGAGTTAGTCTCGTAATCCATCTCAACAATTGCTGGCAACATACCGTAAGTATTGAACCAGTCTGCACCTTGGTACATCTGAATCTGTAGATCAGAGGCTGTAACAAAGTAATTGGCAATACGAGTACGGGTATCTGCAGCTTTACGCTGTGCATCTGAAACCATATTGACTGCAGCGCAGTTAAATGATGGCAGTGGTGCCATAACCTCTGCTAAGTCGCGGGCTGCAACGTCAACGAAGTTAGCAACGAGAGGCTTCGGATACTCTTCTGAGAACATAGAAGGGTAAACCTTGCTAATATCTCCTTGGCGTACCGAGAGCACGTCGCGCATACGCTGATCGCGCCCTGCGAATTTGGTCTGAAGGCGACCTACCTTCGCAATGACCTCTTTAGTTGTTAACACTGGGGTTCCTTATCCGTAAATC